AAAAACATTCAAACGCTTCTCCAGGGATTGCTGGATGTTTACAGTGATTTTTAATAGCAAAATAGACATCTACCAATCGGCTACTACCTTTATAGATGGCGAGGTTACATCAGGTCATTCTCTTCTTAGTAATCAACCACTATATTGTCATCTTAAATTTACGGGTAGTGAACAACAGAGTAGTGATAGGAAACAAGCTATTCGCAGAGCTAGGATGACCTATGAAAAGTCACCAGTTACGCTTAGTGCTCGGGACGTAGTTAAGATCGAGGATGTTTTTTATCGACTTTTATATGCACCAACACCGCGTTTTGGGCTAGCAAAGCGTAGATTCTTTGAGGTTGAAATCATTGAAGCTTTCAACATAGAGGTAGTCTAATGGGTTGGGTAGGAAACACCGGGTCAATGCTTGCCTTTCGATCAAAGATGGAAAAGGAACTACATGACCGATTGGAGAAAGCTGCGGCGTATGGTGAAACGGCTGTAAAGCTGGCTCTAAGCCAGCCGGGTACTGGTAGATTGTATGGTAGTCACCGGGCTTCTTCTCCTGGCCAACCGCCAAGCGTTTTGACGGGTGACTTACGTGCCAGTATAACCCACGCGGTTTTTAGAGCCGGTTTGTTTCTTAAAGCGGTTGTTAGTACAGATAAAGAAACCGCACCAAAGTTAGAATATGGCACTAGCCGAATGGCACCACGCCCATTTATGCGAATTACTATAGAAAGGATTAGACCAATACTTTGGAAGCTAATGGCAGGAGGTTAAGAAATGGCTGATTTCAAACAAATAAAAAAAGGACTTCAAAACTATTTGCGGGACGATGTTACGCTTGCTGCCCTATTAGGCGAGTTCCAGAGCAAACCAGCCGTCTTTGACTCACCGGCACCAGCGGGGGTAGAGCAACCATACATATGCTTTTATGGTTTGGATATCGTACCAGATGATACCCATGATACCCGTGGTGAAAAAGCAACATTCCAAATAAACGTGCATACGGTTCATTACTCAACAGGCTATGACATCTTTAGTGTTTTGGATGACTTGCTACACCGGCAAACATTTACTGTAGCAAATTACACAACTCTTGTTTGTTTACGAATACGGGGTATAAATAAACTTTCTTATGAAGAAAATGAAGAGGTTGTTGGCTTAACTGCCGATTACCAGATAATGCTTCAAGAGTAAGCATGGACTCCCACCCCTGTTTATAGTATAATTACCAAGTGAGTAAGTAATTAATTAGAAAGGAATGATAAACATGGCATTCGTAGCGATAGGAACGACTTTCTCTATTAACGGTGAGCCGGTTGCTGAGCTGACCAAGATTGACGGCCCATCATGTAAGCGGGACGATATCGACGTAACCAGTCACGACTCAAGTTACTGGAAAGAATTTCTGCCGGGCTTAATTGAAGCTGGAGAGATCGACTGTGAGGGCAACTATGTACCGAGTGATCTTGGTATGCAAGAAGTTATCGACGCTATCTCACTGGACACTACGCTGGTTAGTTTTGCTGTTGTGGCCCCGAATGGTTACGGTTTTTCTGGTCAGGGTATGCTAACCGCTTTTAAGGTCTCTTTGCCCTTTGATGACAAGGCAGAGGTAAGTTTTACTTTGAAGATCAGTGGCGAGCTAACGTTCGACGAACCATCATAAGGCTGGCAATTAAAAGGAGAGTAAGATGGCAACAAAGGATAAGATTGCAAAGTTGCGGAAAAAGAGCGTCGAGATTGAGGTTGATGAGTCCAAGTACTATTTACGGTTTGACTTAAATGCTCTTGTAAGGTTAGAGGATGCTTACGGTAACATCGAAGCAGCCTTTGACTTTGAAGAGAACCCAACCGGCGCTATTGGAAAACTCCGTAAAATACTGTTCGTCGGTTTAGAAGCTAACCATCCTGAACTTACAGAGGAAGAGGTTGGCGCTATGTTTACCGTCGAGAACTTAGGTGAGTTTCAAATTGCTATTGGTAAAGCTATGGATTTGGCTATGCCCGAGGAGGGTGAACCAAAAAAAGGGACGGCTCCCAAAGACCACCAGCAACCCAAGAAGAAGAACTAGATTGGGCCTACATCCGACATAATTACATAATATTGTGTCAGAAGACAGAACAAGATTTTTGGGAGGCAACTTATCGAGAGCTTGACATAGCACTTGAAGCTGCCAGTAAATTTGAACAAGAACATACGCTGCCCTTGCTCGCCATTCACGCGACTTGGGCAGCTCTTCAAGCAAGGCAGGAGAAAAAGCTGTTGGATATCGACAAACTGATGGGTAAGAAAGACATCGGTGGAAAGATGTCCAGGTCAGAGATGCTAACCGAAGTTGGTAAGCTTGCTGACTTTCACGCCCAGCATAAGGCAAAGTTGAAAAGAGAGGAAGCGAAATTAGAAAGTGCCTGATGCACATCTAGGAACCCTTTGGGTTGATATTATAGCAAGGGATAGCACATTCCTTAGCCAAATGAACAAGATCGGAGCAAAAATGTCCGCTCTTGGACTTGCGCTTACCAAGAATGTGACTTTGCCTATTGTTGCCATGGGTATACTCGGTTATAAGGCCGCAGCTGAAATAGGCAAGGGCTATATGCTTGTCGCTCGTCAACTAGGTTACACGGGCAAAGCACTTAAAAGATTACAAGTACGATTCCGAAAAGTATGGCGTGATGTTCCCGAAGACTCAGAGGTTGTTGCTGGTGTCCTGATCAACGTCGAACAGCGGTTCGACCAGACGGGTAAAGCCGCTGACCGAATGACCAAGAAAGTACTTGACTTTGCTCGAATTATGGGCGGTGACCCTGTAACCATATCCAGGGAACTTGGTCGGTGGTTTCAACAGAACGAAGTCAAAGCCAAGAAGCAAGCAGAAGCTATGGACATGCTGGCATACGCTGCCCAAAAGTCGGGTATCCCTATTGAACAATTGATAGATAACCTATCGAGAAACAGCAAGATGCTTCAACAACTCGGCTTTGACACAAAGGAACAGATAGCCCTGTTTGCTTCTTTCGAGTCCGCTGGTCTGAGAGCAGAGGATACAACAGAAGCTCTCCGTATGGCAGTTGCCAAAGCAGCCGAGGAGGGTTTTAAGACTGGTGAGGCTGGCTTACGCTCTTTTGTCCGCCAAATTAAAAAGGCTCCTAATGAGATGGCAGCTACCAAGATCGCTATCGAAATCTTTGGTCGAGAAGCTGGGCCGAAGTTAGCAAGTGCTATCCGGCAAGGTACCTTTGATCTAGATAAGTGGGAAAAGAAGTTATCAAAATCTGGTGGGACAGTCAAGAAAACATCTGATGCAACCATGCAGCTCAGTGATCGCTTTAAGATGCTGGGCAAAAAGATACTTGGTTTATTCGAGCCAATCGGCAAGATATTCATTTATGCTTTTGAAGACATAATCATTCCTGCTCTGGAGAAAGCAGCTAACTTTACAGATAGATGGGCCGACTCGATGGACAAGGTACCGCGCCCCGTACTAGCAGCCATAGGTACAATGTTGATTCTAGCAGCTGTGATCGGGCCACTGATTGCTATCTTTGGTTTTCTAAAAGTAGCCATGGCTGGGGCATTTCTTAAAGTAGCTGGTTTGATTATGCTGATAGCCAAGCTAGGGTCTTTACTGATCGGAGCGTTTACAGCCTCTTGTGCTGTTGCTGGTGGCGCTATGGTAGCTGCTTTTGGTGTCGGGCTGTTGGTAATCCTTGCTGTTGTAGGGGCTATAGCTCTTGTAATCAAACACTGGGGTGCTCTTAAAAAGATTATTGCACCAGTAGGCGATGCACTAAAAGAGATGTGGGATACGCTCAAAAAAACCTTTGGTGAATTATACGCTATATTGAAACCCATGCTTACTCCGGCTGTAAGACAGTTAGGTATTGCCGTGGGTGTTCTCCTTATGGGAGCGTTTGCTGGCTTGGCAATTGTGCTGGTGCTTATAATCAATATCATCACCGGCTTGATTAAAGTGTTTATAGGTCTCGGAAAGATCATCTATGGTGTGGGAGAGATACTATGGGGTTTCCTTACTGGTAACCGGCGCTTGATGGCCAAGGGTGTTAAAGACATAGAGGACGGCGCTTCTCGTATAGCCGATGGTATGGGAACTATCTTTGTGGATAGTGCTCGCCAAATTGGAGACATAGTTAAAGCAACTGGTGACGGTATAATCGCTTTGTTGGATGATAGTGAAAAGGAAGCTACCAAAAAGAGCAAAGATGCCGGTAAACGATCAGGCAAGGGC